AAGAGCATTTGCGTTTGTTCCTGCAATTTCCTGTAGTCTAATCTTAATGCTTTGACGTAACAGGTCCTTATAGTTCTGCTGAGTATCTCCATTACCAGTAATAGAATCACGGGTTAATGTATATGTCTCAAACTCTTTGACCATTTTAGCAAGCAATGCACGAGTCTTAGGTTGTGTGGTCACAGACTTGTCATTGAGCATACTTACCAAATCTTGGTATGCACGCTGACGCTGGATTTGACGCCCTGCTCCACCGGAACCCAGTTCATCCTGTAGGACAGGACGGGTTCTCTTGTACTGCTCAGCCCAAGTATTCCACTGCTGACGAATCATTCTCTTACCGTCATCTGAAGGTGTAGAAGCTAGGTCTGCTTCGTACAATTCCTTTTGGTTGTAGTAGAACTGAATATCCTTAGCAGCGCCTACTTCCTTGAGGTAATCATCAAGGGTCTTGCTTTGCTTGAGATCAGCCTGGAAGATAATCTTGTAGGCATCAAAGTTAAAATCTCCCTTTGTAGGGATAAGGAATGGCGCACCTTCCTTGTACTTGTCAAGCAGTGGCTTGTTCTCTTTAATCCAAGTATCAGCGCCTTCAACAGCACGTACTACCGCAACAGTGTTGCGCTCTGATTCAGATACTGTAAATGGCATCTGGTTTGGATATAGTCTAATCCACTCTTTTGTGGTTCTATCAATGTCACCGTTGTATTCCATAAGTAAGTTATTAAATACCTGCTTAAAGTTTGTACGCTGATTGTCGCGTACCCACTTAGCCATATCAGACTTGAGTGTTACCTGTGGAGAAGCTGGTGCAATAAAGCCGAATACTGCACGAAGTGCTAGCACGCTAAGGGTTGCAGACTGTAGTTTGTCCTTGTATTCCTGTAGTTCTCCAGGAGTTGGAGGCACTTCTACCTGCTGTCCATTAATGATTTCAATGCGTGATTTAGGGCTATATCCTGCAGCTTCTAGGTAAGTTACGCCCTTACGGAACGCAGATGCGTACTGAGATGATCGCTCATCTCTGTTAAGCGCACCTAGAATACGGTTAACGTGTGCTGGTAGTAGAGCATTAATCATTGGTTGGTCTTCTGAGTACTCACCAAGTAGCGCTCGTTCTAGTTCCTCAAACTGTGGTACCAAATTGCTCATTACCTTAATAGGAAACGCTGCTAATGGACCAGCAAATGTAGGGAACAGTGAATCTGGGTTCATAGAAGGTGTAACCATCTTCAACTTACCAGAGAATTCTACTGGCATAGGAATCTGGAAAGCAGTCTCTACGCCAAATGCCTTCATTACGCCATTGACTGCCTTGTATACAGGGTTAAGTCCTGGGTAAAAGAAGTATTGCTCTCCGTTATCGTCTGTTTGTACAAAGCCAGAGTGTGATATACCCTCATAAGTAAGGGCTGCACGGCTTAAAGCCTCTGGATTGTACCTAAGTGTACGTCCAATACGGCGATAGAAGTCTTCAGTAGCACGATAGAAGCGTGCAAAGTTACGTCCTGCCATAGCCAACTGGCTACGTACTGCAGGATTGTCCACAAATGCTAAGACTCGCTCACGTGCAAGGTCTTCTGCAATGTCAACTATGTGACGTGTTGCGTTTTCCTTAGCCTTTTCAAGAGCATCTCCTGTAAGACCAGCAGTAAAGCGGTCCATAATAGACTTCTCAAAGCCAGTTGCACGCATATTCTTGCGAATCTCTGTCAACTGATAAACAACTAATGGTTCACGTGAGAAGCGTGCGTTTGCTTCTCCCATATATCCCCAGAGTTTTTCAGTAATGCCAGCACCAAACTGGTTACCTTCTGTTACTGGTACAAGAACTGGGCCTGAAATCCACTTAGGAGCAAGAGCAAAGTCTTGCATATCAGGCAAGTCATCTAATCCTAGGTTAGCCGCTGATACCTTGACGTTTCCTGCTTCGTCGGTAAAGCGTACTTTGGATATAAGATCTTCGTTGATATCGCCATTCTCTTTAGAGAACAGGTTTTTAGTAGCCTGAAATGCACGTTGTGCGTGAGTCTGCTCTGTTTCTCCTGGAACGCTGTAAAGCTGGAAGCGTTCTCTTTCCTTGATAGAAAGACCTTTTAGGTATGTTGCGATTTCGTCAATAGCCTTGCCTTCATCATTGATGTTAGCAATAGCGATTCTGCCAATTTCATCTGTTGATACTCGGCTAAGTTGGATAAGCCAGCCTAGTCTAGCCTCAATGCTTGCTACAGGTGAGAACGCTCCAAAGGCTTTCTTTCCGTATGCCTCTGTGTACTTAACACCGTCGTACTGGATAGCTGCCATTTCACCAAACTTAGCGGCATCATCAGTAGCAGCCATAAACTGGTCTGCTCCACGAAGGCCGTTTTTTCCACCTTCACCGATGATACGCATAGTCTCATCTAAGCGACCATACTTTGCAAACTCTGCAAGAAACTCTGCTGCTTCTTTATCGAGAAAGCGTCCCACCATAGAATCTAGTAGTGCTTCTGCCATAACAGTCTGTGCGGCATTTACATCGCCAGCCTCAGCTGCTGCTTTAATCCTAGCGTTAAACTTGTTAACGTCTTTCTTGCGAACAACCTTGTTGATAAAACCTAACTTGCCTTCACCTGCTGCAACACGTAGTCGTGTTGATAGCAAACGTGACTTAGCAAGTCCCCAAGGAGAATCTCCTACTGCAAGGTGAAGCATTAAATCTTCTGCAGCGTTACGTACTGGGAACTTAGGACCGGCAAGAGTTGAAATAGTCCAGAAACTAATAGTGTCTTCGGCCCACTTCTTCTGAGAAGCACCAACTACGTTGTCAATAATTCCAGCACGTGTGGCTAGACGATCAAGGTCCTGAATACTAGGAGTTGCGATACTCTCAGATAGTTGAAAGTTAAACAAAGCAGAGCGCTGGCCATTAGCCAACTCGTCTGGATTTACTACCTTAGTAGTCTCTATTCCGTTTTCATCTAATTGGCGTACAACGGTAGGAGTTGCGTATGCCTTTGGCACGCCTTTGCTACCAAAGTTGCGTAGAAACAACTGACCTGCTTCTGACTTATCTACACCACGAATGGTTGCAAGCGTGTACCAGATGCCTTCGTAGATTTGCTTACGTTGACCTTCGTTGCCTGCTGTAAACGCTTCTGTAATAATCTTAGAGTGATAGCGTGAGTTTGCTAATCTTGCTAAACGGTAAATCTGGGTTGGTGCATCGTCTGCTAGTACGTTAAAACGATTGTCACGGAAGTATGGGATAGCAGAAAACTTACGAGAAAAACGATCAATACGTCCTCTGATTTGGTTCATAGACATACGGACTGCACCGTCTGGTCCCTTGAGACGACCAACCTGACGCTCTGCAAGAGCCAAGTCAGTGACATCTCCTGTTAGGCCAGCTGCAATATCTTCATATTGAATCTTGCCAGTACCGTAAAAGGTATCAACAATATCTTGCCCTGCATCATCAATCTTAAATGTCTTGTTAGCTGTACGATACATAGCAATACGTGCTTTACGTGCAGCGTTTAACGTAGGAATCAAAGGAGTCTGGCGTGCAGCGCTACCAGATATGATGCTCTTAACATCTACAATGTTGTCTAGGTAGTTCTTTGCTGTAGCAGCATCCTTAACACCAGCGCTAATAAACTCATCAATCGCTGCTGGACCAAACTCTGGGGCAATGCGGCGTAGTTCATCCTGTACTGCTACCTGAGCGCGTAGGTCTTTGGTTGTCTTACGAATCTTAGATAGTTCTTCTAGTTTAGAACCATAAAGATCAAAGAAGTCTCTTACACCCTTTTGCTCAAAAACTCTATCAAGCCTTTGTGTGTTGTTTACTGTAGCCATTAAGTTACGGCCATAGGTGTACTTTTCTTTATTTGTTATGTTGTAAAGAAGAAAGTCTCCGGCGTCATACGCCTTCTTAGCTTTACCAAGCAAGAGTGTAGGGTCTGCAAAGATGCGATATCCTGCATCAACGACTCCAGATATGCCCTTGTAAAGAAAGCCTGAACCTTCCATTGAACCTGGAAGAATGTTTGCAATCTGGCGACCAGGTGAGTACTTAGCAGCGTTGACTTTATCTAGCGCATTTTGGAAATCTTGTACATCTTCCTCTGTGCTATAACGAATGTCAGCACGACGAGCAATCTGCTTTTCAATCTCAGTACCTTCTGCAATAATCTTATCGAGAGGTGTGCCGCCTGCTACCTTCATAGCTACGTTTACAAGATCGTTGCCGAACTCTTCTTTGGCCTTGGTGATACGGTCAGGACTAAATACTAAGTCACCCTTATCGTTAGCAATTTCAAACGCTCTACCGATATTAACGCCTTGGTCTATAGCGATAGCACCAGTACGATAAATACGGGTCATTGCATCTGATACTTCATTCAGTGCTGCGAATGTGCCGCCTACTACAGCCTTAATAGGTGCAGTTACATAGTGAAAGGCGCTACCAAACCAACCACGCTTTTGCTCTGGTGGTGCATCTTCTGACTCACCGAACATAGCAAGGTGAGCATTCTGTTGCTCTTGGGTTAACTGGTTAAACTTTTGTTGCGCTACTGGCGCTGGCAAGTCAAGAAGTGTTTTATGTGAGTCAAGTAGTTTAGCCAAGCCATCAACTTGAGTCTTCTCAGATGGGCTTAGGTTTGCTTGAGCTGCTGCAGAAATTAAATTCTTCTGGGCCATTACAATCCTCTAGCGGCTGCACGTTGATAGAGAATTGCTATTTCGCCTGTTTCGTCGTATGGAAGCATCTTTGCAAGAACGTCAGATATCTTTTCTCTTGCTGGATTCATCATTAATGCTGATGACCCAGGACCCATACCTGCATCAATACCTGCAGTTACTGGTTCTCCGGGACGCTGTGATGGTGCAAATAATGGAGTGACAGGCTCTCCTGCAGCTGCACGTACTTCTGCTGCTGGTGTAGGGCGTGTATCTGGAGTCTTAGCAAGTGGAGCGCCTGACTTAATAGCCTGCGTCTCAACACCTTCTCCGTAGGAGGTTGAACCCATATCAAGTTTATCTGTACGGGTTGAATACTGTCCTGGACCGGAAGGACCTGCTAATGGGTTCATTGGCGCAGTTGTCATTTGTCCTCCTCTAAAGTCTCTAAGTCTTGTGTCATTTGTTCCCACACTTTGTTTTCTTCTACTGAGCGATTAGCGTGGTAGATGCTCAGTTCGTATAGCGCTTCAAAAAATCCTGTGATTGCTTGCATTAAGTTATATGCAAACTCTGCAAATACAACTATGAAGTGAGAACGGCGTACAGGAGGTGGCACTTTATTATTTTGCATCTCCTGCACGCCTTTCCACTAATTAAGCCTTCTTGCCTTTGCGAGCTGTTCCGGCATAACCGAAGTCAACTTTACCGCCCTTAACTGATCCTGCCTTAGTGTCAACCTTGATTGGCTGTACTGGGGCTGGAGCGTGTGATCCCTTGTTCATATTTGCACCTCCTTCGGTTACGCTGCGCCGGTGATACCGGCTAGTAGTGTGGCTATATCTGGAGTTTGACCAGTAGCAGGGGCCGAACCACTTTGTACTTGTGGAGGTTGCTGCGAGGCAGAAGCGGGGGCCGCACCTGCTACTGGAAGTTCTGGTGCCATTTCTGGCTGTGGTTCTGGTGCAAAGACCTTCTCCACGATTGATTCAAGTGCTAATCCTTTTTGGCGACCCTTGATAACCTCTGCGATACGAGAGACAATCTGTGAAGGGTCTTGCCCCTGCGCTGCGAGAGCAGGTATTGCCTGTGCATACTGGGCCACAGAAACGCGAAGAGCGTCGCGCATTTCTTCAATATCAACACGCTGTTCCTCCTGTGTGACGTTAAGGTCCATTGGAATCTCACGACGTACATAGTCGCGGGATACCAACTTGTCTGAACGCATCTGGAGTAGCGCAATGATTGCACGTGATGGGTCCATACCAGACATAATTCCGTAACGTACTTCTACACCGTACTCGCCACGAATGTCGCGTCCTGGTGTGTACTTTAAGACGTAAGGTGTTCCATCTTCAGAACCCTTGATTGTCTTCTGTACATTAGTAAATAGCTTCTCGTCTATCTCAAAGCATAACCCAACGAGATCGCCAAACATTCTGGCGAATTGGGCCTGTGCGGATTTAATCTGAGTATCAAAGCCAGCCTGCAGCTCTTGAACGCCACGACCAGTAATAACACTTGCGTTCCC